TATTGATATCATTGCGAGCACAAGTTCCAGCAATATCACCATTTAGAGGTACATATCGGAAAGTATCGGAGAATCTATCATACATGTACTTATAACCACTATCAAACACTGCATAAGTTGAAGATGGGATAGGTCCATAGAACTCAAGAACTTTATCAGTAATATCTTCTGGAGTTCTGACTGTCACTAGATTTTGATCTGAAGTATCTGTAAGAGCAGCACCTCTATATGGTGAAATAAATGCGATTGCATCTTTTCTCAGTTCAGCAACCGTAATAAGTTGTTGTGCAAGTGCCTGAGCATCACCGATTGCATAATTTGCAGATCCCATTAAGAGAAAGTCTACTTTAAAGTTATCAGTATTTTCAAACAAATCATAACCTTCAGAAATTTTTCCAACTGTTGCGATTAATGCTCCAGAAGATGTTAAGTTAGATTGTCCATTATAATTGACTCCTCCCGCAAGAGTTAAATTGACTGCTCCACTAGCGCCAAAGATAATACCGTCTGCTTCTTGATCCCAACCATAATCTGCTTGGGGAGTAAATCCAGAACTAAATCCTGTTGTTACAATTCCTGTTGGGGCAGATCCACCGAAAATATACTCTGAACTATTTGTGAGATATTTTCTCCAATAAGAAGGACTTCCAACTGAGAACTGAGCATCTGATGCCTTAGAAAGATTTAAATGCTTCTCAAGGATTGTTCCTGCATTACCAGTAATTGTCCCAAGTGCATCAATGACTACCACATGAACTTCATCAAATCGCGCTGATCTAGATTCAGCATAGTCTGAAGTAGATGGACGATCTGCAATATTATTCCAGTTGATCGTAGTATTTGTTGAGACTTCTAATGTCTGTTGATCGAACCAATCAACATCAGATGTTACAGTTGTTGCAGCAGTATTTCCCAACAATAAACTATCAACTCTCACAAATTCCGATCCAATCTTCAAATATCCATTAGTATTAATTACTGTAGATATTCCAGAGTTATTTGTACTAATTCCAATAATAGTAGATGAAGAAGTAAGCGTAGAAGTTACAGTTCCTACTCCAGTAAATTTTTGAAGATAATATGCAGTTGTATTGTCACTGTGAACCGCTGCAGCAGTTCCTTCTGAACCTCTTGTAACTCCAGCAAATCCACCGCCAGCAATACTAGCACTACTTAAGGAAATAATTTCATTATCAATTGCTAAAAATTTATCTGAACCTGTCGTAATACCAGCAGTAGCAATACCAATTGTTGTATCTGCGGCACTCAATTGCAATCCACCAGCAGTATCTAAAGTTAATGTTGATACTAGGTAGAATGAAGTAATAGCAGTTCCTGCACTAGGTGTTCCTGCAGAACTTCCTAATGATCCTCTGGTTCCAGAAACTGAGGTAGATCCTGCCCCAGTTCCAACAAATGAAATTGCACTAGATGCAAATTTGTAAATACTTTTTGGTGTATAATCAATAGTTCGTTCTGTACCTGCAGTGCTTACATGAGATAAAACTTTTACATCAACTTTGCTGGTTACAGTGTTTATCCCGGTAATAATACCTTTAAAAGATCCGGTAAGTACTGAAGTTGTTCCTGCACCAGGTAAAACTGTGTTTGCTGGAACTGCCTGACTTACACCTAAACCAACTGATAATCCAGTAGTTGAACTGACGGTTAAAGTTTGATCTGCTTTTGCATCAATAATTGCAACTTTAATTCCATTAGACCAAGAACCAGGATTTCTTGCAACAACAGTTACAGTGGTGATTGCATTCTCATCATATCCCAATTCTGTATAATGATCTAAACTTTTGATTTTAATGTTTTGAGCCGATCCACCAGCAAAACCATTTTTCAAATCTGTATCATCTGCTCTCACTACTCTTAGCGATCCACCGTAAGCAAGATAAGACGATGCAGTTAACCAATGCTCATAATGCTTATCTATCGCATATGGTTCTCCAAAATTATTAAGTAGATCCTGCTCAGTTTCCACTAAAGTTGGCGAATCTACAGGACCTTTTGCGAAAGGAGCTGCAATTGCACCAATTTTATTTGAAGATGGAGTTGCTCTTCCAACAGTTAAGTCAACTTCTCTTACTACAATTCCAGGAGATGCTAAATTTAGCGCCATCTGTATTCCTCTACAATTCCAGAATTATTCTAAAAGTATTTATAAAATTCTGCCTCTTTAGCGATAGTCCCACATATGTGATCGATCACCATATTCATCAACATTCCAAACTTCTAGTGGTTCATTTTGATTCTCTGCCGTAGCAAACAACCATCGATCTCCAGTTTCTGGTTCCACATAAACTTCAGTATCATCCAATCCATCTAAAATGAAACCAAAAGGAGCCATATCTTGCTCAATTTGATTTCTTTGTTCCTCATAGATTCTTTTACGAACATCGTTGTTCGTCATTTCTTTGAAATAGTCTTGTGCAACTAACCATGAGAATATAACAAGGCACATAGCAAGATCATCATTGCAACCTTCTTCTGCTTCAAATGATCTGCTTTTTTGAATGAAAGTTGTAAGTTCTGAAATCATGTCGTAATCATTAATTAAAAGTTTATCATCCTCGACCAATGTTCTTAAGTTAGAGCATCCCAACTTTTTAACCGCAGATGTCATTCGAACACCAAGTTGCGATTTCTTACCACTAAATCCCGATCCAACAATCTGTCCAGCACGACCTCTCATTGCACACATCAGAACATTATCATATTCAAGATCAAAGTGAAGGATATTTGCCACCTGATCGCCAATATCATTCACTTCTACCAATAACCAAGATTCATTGTATGCTTTTGCTAGTTCGTGAATAATCGCTGGAAACATCATTGGTTTAATTTCATTATTTTTATATTTTGCTACTGTTCTATATGGAAAATTGGTAATGTCAAAAACTATAAATGCCGAATAGTCACTCCCAACTCCTCTTGCCACATCAACAGTAATTAAATAATTGTGATCTTCCTTTGGATCTTCATATACATCAAGACCTTTATTTCTTTTTAGGGGATCCTCATAGATCAAGGTTCTTAACTTTGAAGGATTAATTAGTGTATCTACTGAGCCCAAAAATTCACACTCAAACTCAACCTTGAACTGTTGTTCACTCGTGTTTGCAATCGTTGATGCCTTCCATTTGGCGTCTCTACCAGGTACTTCAGACCAATGGACATCTGTAGGTACATATTCGTTTTTGCTCTTCTCAGCGTCATGCCACATGCGGTAGAAGTGATTCATACCGTGAGGTGTGGATACAATAATTACCTTTGTTGATGTACCAGAAGAAATTGTGGGATAAACGGAAGCAAAGAACTGGTCTGCAATGTTATTTGGAATGAACGCAAATTCGTCCAGGAATATGATGTTATAAGATCCTCCACGAACAGCGGATGCAGAAGTAGAAGCCGCTATAATTTTGGAACCATTTTCCAATTCTAATGATTGCTTGTTCCAAGATAAAATACCTTGTTGCATCCACTTCGGAAGATTTTCATAGGCAAGTTGCAATCTACCTAACAAATCCTTTGCAGTGGATGCTTTGTTTGCAAGAATAGCAATATTTACATTATCATTGAATACTGCATAGTGAAGAAGATAAGATACGCAGGTAGTAGATTTACCTGTCTGACGAGGCATCTTACAGATATTGAATCTATGTTCGTGGAATCTTTGTACAAGTCTTTCCTGAAATGGATACATTTTAAAAGGAACAAGACCTTCATCAAGAGAAACAATCTTGATATAATTCTTTGCAAAATATACAGGATCTTCTTTACACTTCATAAATTCAATGATCTGCTCCTCAGTCCATTGAATAGTTGTGTTTGCTCTCTTTAGATTTGGATTGGAGAGGTAAGCGTCTGACTGCTTTAGTTGAATATCTTCGATTGCCATAATAGTTACGATAATTCTTTACAATTAAAAGCAAACCAAACATCTGATTTGGTTGAGTTGTCAACTCTTTTCATACAAAGTGTAAGCATATTTGGAGATGCTCCACCATGCATAGTTGATGGTCCTTCATCATCA